CTCCTGTAAGCCGTGTCGTTGCCGTTGGTGCATCTGCAAACGGCCAGCAATTCCTCATGGATGCAGTTTTCGACATCCACGCGGCACGGCCTTTGCCGATGTATTCTGTTCCTGGTCTCATTGACCATTTCTAGGAGTCGTTATGGGTTTCTTTTCTGGTCTCGGAGGCTCCCTCGTTTCGGGGGGCCTCTCTCTTCTCGGAGGCATTCTTACAAATCAGTCCAACCAGGACATTGCCGACGATGCTAATGCGTTCAACGCGCAACAATATGCTACCCGCTACCAAACGTCCGTGAAGGACTTAATCGCTGCCGGCCTTAACCCTATGCTTGCTTACTCGCAAGGGCCAGGCCAGGCTCCTACTGCTACCACTATGCAAATGCAGAACCCTGTTCCTGCTGCTGTTCAATCTGCTTCCCAGGCGGCTGATGTTGAAAAAACAAAAGCCGACACTGCTGTCTCCACTGCTACTGCTGCTAAAATCCTCGCTGAAACGCCTAAAAAGGCTGTTGAAGGTGATATCTATAAAAAAATCCAGGAGCTACTTACTCCTGCTCTTGGCTCGTCTGCTTCGCATGGCAAAAGCTCTATGTCCGATGCTGAGCAAGCTGACGCTCTACGCGAGTTATACGGCGGGGAATCGCCCGATACTCGCTCTCCCCTTCACCGCGCTATTGACGCTGTCGGTGAATGGAATCCCTTTGGTTTCTAACTTAACATGGAGGTCACTATGGCTAAATCTACTGTTTCCGCACCTTTCGTGCGTTCTCCCTATAATTACGACACTGTGGCCGCTTCTGATGAAAGCGGCCTTCTCTGCGAAGATCCGTCCAGGACTTCGCAACAATTCAAAGATGAATGCGACATCAACCACATCGTCGAATTATTTACTCGTTCGCCGGAGGAGTTGTTCAATCAGCAACGCTCTACCCCTCAATACGGCGACTTTACGACATTTCCAAACGACTACCACGCCGCAATGAATCAGGTTAAAGCTGCTGATGCTGCGTTTCTTCAACTCCCGGCGAGCCTAAGGGCTCAATTCGACAATGACCCGCAGAAGCTCCTAGACTTCGTTGGTGATGACCGCAATCTCGCTAAAGCTGTGGAACTCGGTATCGTTCCACCGCAGAAGGACTTATCCCCGCCGCCGCCCGATACAGATAGGGCTGTAGGCGGGGGGGGGTAAGTCCGGGCCCCAGGCTCAGGCCTCTAAAAAGGCCGTTTCCGGGGCAACGGATGGGGGTACTGGGGGAGGCGATTAGCCTCCCCCCTGGGCATATCCCCCTACTTGTTCTTAATATGCCCAGTGACAAAACCACAAACTCAGAAAGGAAAGGCTATGAAACCGTTATCTCGTCATCCCGTCTCCAAGCACAAAAGTGCTCAGACTTTCAAACACAATGTTTCCACCACTAAATCGGTCAATGTTACCGCGCCTATGCGCGGCGGCATCCGTATGTAAAAATAAAGGCCAGGGGTGTAATCCCTGGCCTTTCGTTACTCTGCATTCCCATAGGAGGTTAAATGCCATGCTATACTCCCGGTAAAACACGTTCAGGTCAAGTTGTTTCTTGTGGCGGCTGTAAATTCTGCCGCCTTAAATATGCCGGTGAATGGGCTGTGCGTTGTACGCACGAAGCCTCACTTTACCAGGAAAATTGCTTTATCACTCTTACTTACGATGACAAACGTCTCCCGCCAGGCTATGACCTGCGCGAGGGACTCATTTATTCACACTTCCAGGTCGATTTCTTAAAAGCTCTGCGCGACCGCTGTGGTGGTCTGACGAAGGTCAGACACCACAACTTCGGTAAAATCAATAAAAAGACCGGCGAGCCTTATCCAGAGTTCCATCGCCCTATCCGCTTTTATATGAGCGGTGAGTATGGGGAAAAACGCGCCAGGCCGCATTGGCATGCGTGCCTATTTAACTTCGACTTCTCCGACAAATACTTTTGGCGTTGGCGCAAATTTCCAAACGGTACTAAGTACCCTGTTTTTCGGTCTCCCACGCTCGAAGAGCTATGGCCTTACGGCAATTCGGAGATTGGTTCTGTCACCTTTCAGAGCGCAGGCTATTGCGCTCGTTACATTATGAAAAAAGTCCGCGCCGATATAGAGGACGACAAATACAAAAAAGCATACTTCATCACTGATGAAAACACCGGCCAGGTGTTTGAACGTCGTCCTGAGTTTTCTAAGCAATCACTTCGCCCAGGCATAGCGGAGGGATGGTTCAGGCAATTTAATTCTTCTGTGTACCCTCTTGACCGCGTTGTATTACGCGATGGCCGCGAGGTAAAACCACCTCGCTACTATGATAAAAAATTCCATCAAATGACTGCTGAAACCTTCCCTGTTGCTCCTTTTTTCGACCCATGCACCGGCGAAATTTTCGAGAAGGAATTATCTCCTGAGCTCGACAATATTAAATTCGACCGCATGGCAATCGTTAGAAAGAAACTTGACGACCCTAACCGTCCGAGTTTAGAGTCAATTCGGCTTCATGTTGAAGCAAAAGCTGAAAAGCTTAAACGTAACCTATAGGAGTTATCATGCAACACGTTATCTGCGCCGTAAAAGACACCGCCGCACAGACCTTTGGACGTATGTTCCAGGTCAATCACGGCAATGCTGCAATTCGTTCATTTTCTGACGAAGTAAATCGCCCAGGCCAGGGCGACCAGCAAAACGATCTATTCTCACATCCCGACGACTTCGAGCTTTATGAGCTCGGTATCTATGACGACCAGGCTGGTGTCCTGGTTCCTCATGAAGGCGGGCCTCGCCTTCTCGTCCGCGCTAAAGACCTTACTCAGCGCACTGACACAAAACCAAGTCCTCGCATCCACCTCAACGGAGGTATGGATGCTAAATCAGTAATTCTTTAACCAATGGGGGGGCATAATGCCCCCCTAATCTTTTGGAGGTCTCTATGCTGCCCATGTACAAACAGAAGTCCGTCGATGTTCACCAATTCGCTATGGTTCCTAAGGCGGATATTCCGCGCTCTGCTTTCAAAATCGAGCGTGGCTTAAAAACCACCTTTGATGCTGGCTACCTGGTTCCTATCTTCCTGGCTGATGTTTTGCCTGGTGATACTTTCAATCTTCATATGACTGCGTTCACGCGCCTGGCTACGCCTCTTTATCCGGTGATGGATAACCTTCACCTGGATACGTTTTTCTTCTTCGTGCCTAATCGCTTGGTATGGACTAACTGGGTTAAAATGATGGGTGAGCAGGATAATCCTGGCGACACCATCTCCTATACTGTTCCTCAGCAGGTCTGCCCTGCTTCTGGCTATGCCGTTAATTCGCTCCAGGACTACATGACTCTTCCGACTGTCGGCCAGGTAGGCGGTGGTAACACCGTCTCTCATTCTGCCCTGCCGCTTCGTATGTACAACCTTATCTGGAATCAATGGTTTCGCGATGAAAACCTGCAAAATTCTGTTACTGTTGATACTGGCAACGGCCCTGATACAGTCTCAAACTATACTCTTCTTCGTCGTGGCAAGCGTCACGATTATTTTACTGGTTGCTTACCCAATCCTCAAAAAGGCGGCTCCGCTGTTACTATACCTCTTAGCGGTTCGGCTCCTGTCAAAGGTATTGGCTTTGCTTCCACAACTACTATGAGCGCGTCGATCGCTGTTCGTGAAACGACTCCGCTTCCTAACCGCACCTATACGAATGCCGCCTTGCTGAATAACACCGGCGGCCCCACTTACGTTGAGGGCGACGGTACTACTTCGTCGACTGTGAAGCCTCTTGTATTCGCCGACCTTACTAACGCGACGGGCGCGACAATTAATGCGCTCCGTCTGTCTTTCCAAACTCAAAAACTACTCGAAAGGGATGCCCGTGGAGGTACTCGCTATACTGAAATTATCCGAGCTCACTTCGGCGTTGCTTCGCCTGATGCTCGTCTGCAACGCCCTGAGTATCTTGGCGGTGGCTCTACTCCTATTACCGTTAATCCAGTCGCACAAACTGGCCAGACCGGTCTTACCGGTGGTACTACCCCGCTTGGCACTTTGGGGGGTGTTGGGGCAGGTCTCGCTCGTGGTCATGGTTTCTCTGCTTCTTTTGTCGAGCATGGCTACGTTATCGGTCTCGCGTCAGTGCGCGCAGACCTCAACTATCAACAAGGCCTCGACCGTCACTGGTCACGATTGACCAGGTATGACTTCTACTTCCCTGCATTCGCTATGCTTGGCGAACAGGCTGTTCTCAACAAGGAAATTTACTGTGATGGGAGTGCTAACGATGCGAACGTCTTTGGGTATCAAGAACGGTGGGCGGAATACCGCTACATGCCCAACAAAATTACTGGGCTGTTTAAATCCACCTCGGCCAGCACAATCGATGGCTGGCATCTCGCTCAAAAGTTCACCTCCCTACCAACCCTCAACTCGACTTTCATCCAGGACAATCCTCCTGTAAGCCGTGTCGTTGCCGTTGGTGCATCTGCAAACGGCCAGCAATTCCTCATGGATGCAGTTTTCGACATCCACGCGGCACGGCCTTTGCCGA